GGAGCGGGACATCTCGTCGATGGCCATCACGCTTTCGATGATGATGCTGTTCTCCGAACGGTCGAGCAACTTGCTCATCCGCTCGGCTGCTTGTTTCATTTCTTTCGGGCATCTCAGCCCGATGTTATATGCCAATGCACCACTGGCAGAACCAGTGACGTTTTTGGTAGCTCTTGTTTTCATAATGACAAAATATGACAGATGACAACAGGTGTCAAATTAAAATAATCTGCAAGCAGATGTTGACATATTCATGCAGATTGTTACATATCCCCTATGTCACAACAAAAACAGCACCGAAAAAAGTATTCTCCAGAGGAGATTTCACGAATCAGCACACAATCTTGGTGGACTCTTCGTGACACCGCAATTTATCTAAACCGCACCTACGGGTCTGTCCGCAACTGGGCTGCGAAAGTTTCTTTGAAAAGATGTCCGAACGACAAACGATTAACCTGCAAGCGTTGGGTTGATAGTGCCCTTTTGGGCAAGTCATAGGACAGCATTTGTCTTACGGCAAATGTATTATTACTAAAAACAAAATAGAAAGGACGGGAATATATGAAAGAAGTAGGTGGACTAAAAGCAATCGACATGAAGGGCAAGGCGTATGTGATGGTGCATACACGAGTGAGTGGGTTTCATGCGATGTATCCAAATGGTCGGATCGAGACTGAGATTATCGGAGATCCAGCCAGCCATGTCTTTATGCGGGCGAAGGTGACTCCGAACGTCGAGCATCCTGAGCGTTACTTTATTGGGCATAGCCAGTCCAAGTGGACTGGTATGATTGCTGGGGCAGCTGCCCTCGAAGTGGCAGAGACCTCTGCGGTGGGTCGTGCGTTGGGCTTCCTTAATATCGGGATCGAGGATGGGCTTTGCTCCTCTGAGGAACTGGATAAGGCGAAGAGTGCGGTGCCATCCAAGCCAGACAATATCTTCAGCCTTGATCGGGAGCTGGTTAAGCACAAGCCAACCGAAAGCCTTGGGGAGTTGACCGAGGCATTCATCAAGATCTGCGACCAGCACCAGTTGACCGATGGGGATCTATACAAGTTTGCGAGATCTCTTAATTCATCATCCTGTAAAAAACTTGGCATCAGCTTCCCTGCGGTGCCAGCTAAGACCGACAAGATAGATGAGCCTTTTATCGGTGTGGCTGATACCGCACTGCTGTCGGCCATCGTTAAGCATAGCAAGCTCGTGGTCGAAAGGATAAAGGGCGAAGCAAAATGACGGCCAAGTTTGGAGAATGGAAGACCGCAACTTACGGTGAGCCGAGGGATCTAAAGATCACCAAAGCCAACTGGGAACGTGCGATTAAAAACATTCATACCAAACAACCGAAGAAAAACTCTTCGGCTAAGAAGCGTCTGCCAAGCAGACGCAAAAATAAATAACTTATCCCATTTAGGATATGGACTACGAAACACAGCTACTAGGTATGGAGGTAGCAGCCCTGCTCCTACTCCTAGTCGTTGTGGTTAAAGGACTATGAAAACAATCAAGCTAGATTTAGACGAGCCTCATCAGAAGTATAAGAACAAGGACGGGGATGTTCTTCCGTCTGTTACTGCCATACTTGGCAAGCATGTGGCTATCCCGCAGCTGGTGCCTTGGGCGCATAAGCTGGGCAAGGAAGGCAAGTGCCTAGAGAAGCACGGTGGCAAGAAGCGGAGGATCGGGTCGATATTCCACTTCCTAGCCCAAGGATTCCTAGAGGGATTCAAGTGCGATCTTAGCCTGTGCGCCAAGGACGAGGTCGATTGTGCCGAGGAGATGGTCGAAGGATTTAAGAAGTGGTGGTGGAAGAGTGGTCTTGATCGCATTCATTGCGAGATCCAGCTGGCCAGCGATAAGCACGGCTTTGGTGGGACAGTGGATCTCATTGCACGGGACAAGCAGGGGAGGCTGGTGCTGGTTGACTTCAAGACAAGCTCATCCCTCAAGCCCCAGTACGAACTGCAGATGGCAGGGTACAAGATGCTTTACGAGGACTGCCATCCGTTCGACGACGACATCGAGGCAGTGAAGTTGCTTCGTATCGGATACGACAACGACATCGAGGAAAGAAACTTTGAGGACTTAACCCCGCAGATGGAGGCGTGGAAAGCGATCCTGCGCTTCCATTCTGCATACAAAAAAATAGAGGATCGCACGAAAGGACAGAAGACATGGCCACGGAAACGCAAGGCAAAGGCATCAAGCTGAACCTGTTTGGAAACAAACGGGCTGAGGAAAACCCCAAGGCACCCAAGTTCGCCAGCCCTCGCAAGAAGGATGGAGAGAAGTGGGTGGACGAGGCGATTGAGATACCTGCTGGCAAATACAAAGCTGCCTGCTGGGTGCGGGACGACAAGAACGGCAACAAGATGTTGTCGATCACGCTCACGGATGTGGGCGGTGCCGTCTCGGGTGGTGATATTTTTTAATCACTAACTGGGTTGCCGAGATGCCAATCAATTCTTGCGCCAAAGGTAAGCGTGGAGAAAGAGCATGGAGGGATTTCCTTCGTGCCGTTGGTATCTCGGCTCGGAGAGGTAGGCAGTACTCTGGTTCCCCAGACTCTCCCGATGTTGTGTCTGATGACGGAATGCACTGGGAGGTTAAGTGGGTTGAGAACCTGAATGTGTGGAAGGCCATCGAGCAGTCGGTCAGGGACTGCGGAGCTGGAAAGGTTCCAGCGGTAGCCTTTAAGAAAAACGGAACAGACTGGCTGGTCGCCATGAGAGCTGAGGATTTCCTCAAGATCAAAGGCAACTGCCAAGCAGATGAAACTAAAACGGAGGTTAAGGGAATATGGATAAAGCATTAACTGCATTGTTCTTAAGTGTCTGCATCAGTAACGCAGACCCAATCAAGGTAAGGATAACAACCTACCATCGTGGTGAGGATTCATATACTCAGAGGTTAAAGAGCGCATCAGGCTACACGCTCAAGGAGGGCATCTCAGTCGCAGCTGACCCTCGGATGTTTGGCTACGGTAACTGGATCTATATCGACGGCATTGGTGCCCGTCAGGTTCACGATACTGGTTCTGCCGTGATCAGTCGGAAGGCAAGTGGCGGGAAACTCCCCGTGATCGATGTGTTCTTTCAGAAGCGTAAGGATGCGGAAGCCTTCGCAAACTCCCACAAGTACGCACTGGTGTACCGATGAAGGACTTCGCCATGTTTGACTCAGAGATCGAGGGTCGTGTCCTTGCTACTGCAATGTCCGATCCAGAGGTTCACAGGGAAATCTGTGGCTGGTCTTCCGATCTGTTCGGGAACCCAGTAAGCAAGCAACTCCACTCCTTAATGGTAAGGCTCGGTGCGAAAGGCGCACCCGCCGATCCAGTCCTGCTGGTGGGCGAGCTGAAGAACGGTGAGCGTCAAATGATGACCCACTTCGTTGGACAGCTGGCGACCAAGGATCTTGTGCCAACTGCCAAGCACCTAGCCTCATTCGAGGACAGGCTCGTGGAGATGGCCAGACTGCGCTCGATGTATGTTGCAGCTGAGAACTCTCTGCGACTGATTAAGGATGGCGCACCTTCAGCCGAGGTGTCGGCATCGATGGAGGAGTACACCAACACGACAAGCCTCGGGAGATCCAAGGGAGTTGAGATCGGGGATGCAGCCCACTCGGTAACCCAGAAGGCGAGAGACCTTATCAGGACAGGGGCAACTTATGCTGGTCTTCCGACAGGATACCCAGAGCTGGATCACTGCATTGGAGGTCTTACCAACGGGCACCTAATCCTGCTGGCTGGGTTTACCAACATGGGCAAGTCGGCCTTTGCGATTCAGCTTTGCTACAACGCACTGAAGAATGGCAACAAGGTTGGGTATATTTCGATGGAGCTTACGGCTGGCGACATTGCCGAGCGAATGATCGCACTGTCCGAGAGGTTCAGCACGGATGAGCTGAGAACCCTTGGAAGCATCACGCCAGATCAGCTGGCCACGCTGGACTCCGTTGCGAACGAGATGCGGGAACTCCCGCTTGTGGTAATGGATCGCCCGACATGGTCGGTCAACGAGATCAGGGCTGAGGCCAGAAGGCTGAAGCGCAAGGGGTGCAAGCTCCTTGTCATCGATCTTCTCGGCAAGGTCAGCGTCGATACCAAGAAGCAGGACAGCAGGGCGAGGGAGCTGGAGCTTGTTGCCGTGCATACCAAGGCACTGGCCAAGGAGCTGGACATGCCGATCCTCGGTTGCGTACAGCTGAACAGGCAGTCTGTCTACGACTCGCAGGCAGAGCTTCACCACCTCAAGGACTCCAACGGTCTGGCCGAGAACGCCGATGAGGTTCTTATCCTTGACCGCAGGAACCCCAAGATTAACGACTTCAAGCTATTTGTTAAGGTCAGGAAGTCTCGGCGTGGATCGAACCACTCGGACATTCCTTTTAAGTTTAACCCGAAGCACCAGAGCTTCAGGTATGAAAGGCCAGACGCACTATGAAGATCGAAGTTAAAGTGCGGGGCAACTGTAATCAGTATCATTTGACTACTACCAGCTTCCTTGGAGAATGCCCCCTCGGCAGTAGATGGATTATGGGCGGGAAAGTACCAGATCTCGGATGGGATCAGCCCACAAAAACATTGGCCGAGGAAGCGAGGAAGCAGTGGCAGTCCTATATCGAAGAACGTCAGATCAACAAAGAAAAATCATCTCGGAGAAAGGCAACGAAGTGACGACATACCAAGACACTTCGAAGCGGGCACTCGAGATCGGCCTTCAGCAGGCTACCGAATGCAACGAGCGTCTGTGGCTACACAACCGAAGGATGTTCGATGCTTTGTACCATGTCCACGAGGCAATCAAGGAGATGCCAGAGAAGCCTGAGTGGATGAGCAGGGTAGTCGCAGCACTCGAAGACAAGGAGCCATGAGCTGGGATGGATATTGTAACCTCAGTGTTCAAGGATATCTGGTGCCTGCTGGGTCTTGGTTTATCTGCCAAGACGAGCATGACATTATCGAATCGGATCTTGTCTACTACACCAAGCCTGATGGAACTCAGGCGGGAACAAATGCGAGCGAGGTCGAGATCATTGACCCCGTCTACGGAAAGGTTTACCCGTGATTACCTTCCTGCCTAACGAGCGTTGGGTTCAGACCCCGAAGGGCGAGGGGCTATGGCTTGCCCTGATTGACTACGGAAAGACCGACAACCCTGTCTACCTGATCGAGCTGAACACTGGAGAACATATCTGCGTGGATATGTGCGAGGTCAGGGGAACTGAGAACGCCATGTACGGACTGGACAGACCAAGCCAGCCAGAGAGGAAGATGTGACCTACACAACCTGCATGACCGCACCGATTAGCCCATACACCCCAACAACCGAGGAGCTTGCGGAGACTGCATATCGAGCAGTGATCGACACCATGAACGAAAGCCTAACATCTGGCAAACATGGTGACGGTTCATGGAACCAAGGCGTTGAATCTGACCCACGCTGGCACCTGAGTAGGGTAGCCAGACATGCCATACAGGCAGTCATGCTGCTGGATGGTGTGGATCTGAAAGATCAGGAGTCGGTCAGAATCCATACAAGAAACGCATTGGCCAGATCCTGTCTAGCCCTTGCACAATTAGGAGGATAACAAAATGCCAGTCATAATCTTGCCAAAGCCGAAAAAAGAATTACCCTCAGTGGAGGTCGCAGTGAATAGTGGGAAGGGAGAACCTTCCACGGGCACCGTCTGTTCCTCAGTATGCAGCCCTGTTAAACACACTGCCGACCCCTTATTTTTAGATACTCCAACTGTTAAGCAGGACATGACAGCTGGGGTGTGTAGCCCGCTGGTGTTCACACCGAACCAGTGTACCTCGATCATCTTGGATGCACAGGTGACTGGGATGGAGAGGGCTAAGATTCTAAGGGGAGGGAAGTCGATCAAAAGTTATGCGAGGACATGCTCCTCGGCATGGCTCCCAAGGAGCGACAAGAACGATTGGATGTACAAGCGGATGATTGAGGCCACGGCTGAGATCAACGCAAACAACTACGGGTTCCAGATCGATGGCATCCAGTCCATTCAGATCCTGCGGTACCAGCCACTCCAGCGGTTTGATTGGCACTACGATACCTACCCAGATTCTGGCAGGAAACTAACCGCAGTCGTTAACCTGAGTGATCCAAAGGATTATGTCGGCGGTGGTCTCAGGATGTTGGGAGAACTCCATAACAAGAAGTATGTGAGGGATCGTGGTGCAGGGGTCTGGTTCCCGAGCTGTCTCAAGCACTGTGCAAAGGCACCTTGGTGGGGAGAGCGTTGGGTGCTGGTAGCTTGGTTCCTCGGTGGGAACTTCCGATGAAGTTCACTAAGGAGTACCTGCAGGAGGCAGCACCCGAGGCAATGAAGGCTGACGGTTACGACGACTGCATCGTCGGCATTGGCTACAGGTGTGGATCAAAAGCCGTGCTGGTCTACGACATCGACATGGTCGTGGAAAAGATAATGAAGAGGGATGGCTGTAGCTACGACGATGCCCTCGACTTCTTCGAGTACAACATAGGCGGGGCTTATGTTGGTGACGGGACTCCCTTGTTTATGAATCGGAGGTACGACCCGTGATCCAAGAACTCCCCAGCATTCTTCTCAGCGCATTCGTTGTCCTAAGCCTACTCGGGATATTCTTCCTTGGGTTCTGCTTTATCTGCGACGAGATATTCCAAAGGTTCAAGTGATCAAGGTTAGCCTCGAGCGTTATGAGATGGAGCTGGCCAGCTCGGTTGGGCGGGCGAGGAACCTGTCGGCCATCGTGAAGTCATCGAAGGATTCCTATCCAAGCGACAGCCAGAACGCATGGGGTCAGCATATCGATGGGGCTGGGGCAGAGCTGGCCTTTGCCAAGTTCATTGGCCTGTACTGGGACGGGTCGGTCGATACCTACCGAAGCGGGACGGGGGATCTTCCGTACACTCAGGTGGATGTTAAGCACTCCCGAGATGGGAAGTGGAAGGTGAAGGAAAAGGATAAGGGGGAATTGGTTTTGGTCAGGGGCACGATGCCCGAGTACATCATCGAGGCGTACTGCACTGCCGAGGATGTTAAGAAGTATGCTCCAGCATATAGCGAGCCTAAGCTGTGGGCGGTGCCCGAGGACGAGAGGCAGAGGGATTTCACAAGCCTCAGAAAGAAGCTGTGGAGGCGGGCATTTGATGCGAGGGAGGGATTGAACCAACCCCCGATCAAATCCGCTACCGAATCACATAAGTGTATTTCAGCAGGGTGTCTGTAGCCGACTGCGTAGCAGACGCTAACAGGATAAAAGAAAGACACAAGGCCAGTCCGATAGCCACCCCGCATAGAACAAGCGTGGTCGCACGAGCCTCACGAATCTTCCTGTCTATAGTTAACTC